GGTCAAATCTGTTACAGCCGCGCCCGATCCTGCACCGTCACAGAAGATTATCTTGCTGTCTCCAGCCAATACGCTCACATTAGCACCAGACCCCTGCGTAAATGTAGCTGTTTGATTTGTTCCATTTTTCACAAAGTAAACATGATCGCCATCATTTGGTGATACTGTAATTGTATTTGTACCAGAAGGTGATCCACCCAGAACAAGAACCTTAAACATACCGTCTGACAAACTGCCATCTGTTGTTGTTAGGGTGTGTGCAGTGTTGGAAAGTGTAATAGCTCCAACACCATTTGTGAGCCGATCAATAATATCTAGGTTTGTGTTTGTAGTATTACCCCAAGATCCAGACTGTTCGCCTGTTGCAATCTTTTCAATACCAGTTCCAGTATATGTGCTGGCCATTAATCAATCCTTACAATTGCTGTATCTTTGGTTGCTGCTGGAAAAACAATTTTAAAAGTACCGCCAGAGACTGTAAAGTCACCACCAAAATCTAAAACAACTATTGCTCCTCTAGAATTTGAGGACGCATCTCCAAGTGTTTTGTTGTAGATTAAAGCTCCACGCGCTGTAAAACTTGCTGATGTCCATTCTGGATCAGCAGAATCAAAAACACCACTTGTGCTATTTTCTGCTACTGTTTTACTTGCCAAGGCGTTTCCACCAGTGGTGTATCCGTTACCATTGGCAACTTCATTAGAAGCTGTGTAACCGTCTGTTGTTGCATTTAAAGTTGCTGAACTTGTGTATAGCGCAATGTAAATATTATCAGTGTCAAGATGATGATCACCAAGCAACACATCTTTTTTAAATAGCGTACACATCGCTTGAGTAAGTGCCATTATATGCCTCCGTTATATTCTGCTGCGTAATCTCGTTGCATCTCTTGTACAAACAATTGAACCGCTTCGTCAAATTGTGTCTTGTAAAGCGCCAAAGTTTCTCCAGCTTTAAGAAAAGCTGACGCCTCATACAGACATGCAGATAATAACACATTTTCTGCATGATCGCCAACCCAACTATTTGCATTTCCTGAACTAAGACCAGTTTCAGGTGCTATAAAGTCAACTGAGTAAGCATCAGTTGCGCTTGGAGTTGGAGCCAAAATAATTATAGTACCAGCAGTTCCTGCGCTTTTTGTACTATACATAATTGGAGATCCTTGTGTGCTAGAATTTGGCCAATAATCACGTAAATAAGAATCTATTCTATGATTTAAGTATCTTACAACATTTGAGCTGGTAACAGAAACTTGTCTGATCATTCTTGCAGATGGAACTGTATATTCTGTTGTCCCAACCACAAGATTAGCCGCAGAAGATGTTTTTCTAAAACAAGGTAAATTTGGCAATCTTTGAAAAACCATTTCTTCTGCTTGAGATATAATTTCATCTATGGATGTTGATAGCTCTGCGCTATCGTCTTCCAAAAAGTTTTTAATATTTGCGACTAGAGTTGTATAATTCATCTAGTTACCCCATGTTCCTGATCCCCAAGTGCTTTGGCCCCATCCGCTAATTCCAATGCTTTCAGTTCCAACGCCACCTGTACCGCCTACGCCTACTTCATTTATAGCCAAGCTTACGCCTTCTACACCAACAGCGCCAGCTCCACCTGAACCGCCTACGCCAAATGGGAATGCCGCTGGTATTTCCACTCCAACGCCACCTGTAGCCCCCAGACCTGTTACATTTCTAGTCTGATCGATAACCACGTTTTCAGTTCCAACACCACCTGTACCGCCTACGCCTGTTTGTGTTGTGTAAGTAATTTCTAGATTTACAAGACCTACATTACCATATGAGTTTACACCCACTGAGGGACGATCTCTAGGATCTAGAAAAGGATCGTAATTATATCCAACAAAGAAAGTTACATTCTCTGGGTCATTATCTGGTCTTGGATTAAATAATGCTGTAGCGTCTACAACATTTTTTGCAGGCGTTAGTTGAGGTTGTTTAGGATCAAAATCTTCTGGAGAAACACGTAATCCATCCCAAGTAGTTCTAAGTTGAGTATATCTTACCCTTAGACCACTTATGTCACTTATTGCATTTGATTTTTTTCCTTTAGCGTATTTTGCCATTAATATAAATTCAGCGCAGTTGGCTGAATCCTCAAACTTACACCATCATTGTCAGAAGCTGCTGCAAAATCAAATGCTCTTTCATACATTTCATTTAAAATATTAAATTTTTCATTTGCATATTTAATAGCTAATTTACTTGCCAATCCAGCGCATATACATTCACTCCATCTATATGGAATATCTGCATCTTGATCAGATGCTGTAATGTCATCAAGTTGATTAATTGCCCAATAAACCATACTATATGTTGTTTTGTTTGGAACTTGCCAAAAATATGCAACTGGAGTTGCTTGTTTATCCAACATATATTGACTTGGTTTGCCAGCAGAAGATTTATTAGGAAGTTGATTATAATCAGCAATAGAAACTCTATTGATAACTTGATCAGATGTATTGACTGTACTATCGCGTATTACTGCATCAATAATATCTATTGTTCCTGCTGGAAGAGGGTGAGCTGTTTGACCATTAACCAAGATCAATGTGTTTTGAGTAACAGCCCAATAATTAATTCCTCTGTTTGCCCATTCGGAAAACAATAGATTTAAACTGCGTCTAGCTGAGACAGCTCTATCGCCTGTTTGAGTTTGCGGATCTATTCCACAGCGTTCAAATGCCTCAGATATTATTTCTTCGACATTTGGTTGAAATGCTACGGTTCCCGAAGTCGCCATGCGGAACTCCTAGTATTGTTTGTTCATTCTTAGAATGATGTTGTATGTATCTCCAGCCGCTCCAACACCAGTTGTTGTAAATTTTATATCACCAGTTGGATTGGCTCCATAAGAAAGAGTTGAAGGCAAGCCTGCAAACTTACTGAAATCTTGATATCCTATATCATCCGCTGCAAGATGCATCATAATAACATTTGTATCTGCCGCTGCCATAACCTCAACAGTGCATCCTTGTATTATCCACCAGCATTCTACTAAACGAACAGCAGTACAAGAATCTCCGTTTGAATTTTTAGCTAAAGCAGAAACATCAACTTTTGAAACAGCACTTTCGTCACCAGCATCTACATATTGCAGATGAAAAGCCATTACAACTTCACGGGAATTTTCTGATAATGTTTTTATACTTACGATATTAGCCATATTAAGCTCCTGTATAATTTAGGTGGAGCCTAAACCCCACCAAGATTTAATTAAGAAGCGACATCATAGCCAAGGATTGTAATAACCAAGCGGCCTGCGGTATAATCGGCATCTGTTGTAGCGCCTGCTGTTAGGTACAAATATTGATCTGCTGCGATAGTACCGCCAGCAGTTCTCGTACCTACCGCTGCGTCACCGCCATTGATAATGAGTGTCTCAGTAAGATCAGATATTGCAGTGTCTTCAACACCAGTGCCTTCAGTTGCTGAGTGCAAGTTAATATCAGGATCTCCACCAGCAGGAGTTTCAAAGCACTCCATAGTTACGCCAAAAACTGTACCTTGGTTGGCAGTGGTAACACGCCCAATATAAGCAACGCCAGAACCATTTTTACCAATAATATCTCCAGCCGCTGTTGAGCGCAGACCTGTAAGATCAATCATAATTGTAGTTTTTACGATGTTAACATTGGTGGATGTATCGCTTTTAAATCGCTCTACTTGAGTAACATAAACAGCCGCTGTGCCTTCTATGCCTGCACCGCCAGCCGCTTCAGTTCCCATTTTTGCACCACTGGTAATTGTTATAGCGCCAGTTGTAGCATTTTTAGATATAGTTTCAAAACCGTTTTCAGACCGAACTGGTCCTGTAAATGTTGTATTAGCCATTATGATCTCCTGTCGTGGCTAGTGTCAGCTACCCAATGTAGCTGTCAGGGATATTGGCACAGTACAACAAGTAGTTTTAAAAAGAAAGAGGCGATCATTGCAAACGCTCCACATGATCAATTTCCCATTGGTCATTTTCAGTTTCTTCAATAACTCCTTCTTCTTCATCAAAATCTAAATCTTCATGCACGTCAGGCAAAAACTCAGCCAAAACCTCTGGGTCATCCCAAGTCATTCCATGCTCACTAGGCGTTCCATAGTTGTCGCGGAGCCACTCTTTTACATCATTGACGCGCACATCAACCTCAATGGTCTTTGTGCGCTGGATATTTATTGTTGCAGTTACATTTACTTTAACCATTGTTGTCTCCTTCAATAGCTTTAACTGCTTCTTTTGCACGAGCCCAAAAATCTTTTCGCGTCAAAAGACCCAACCTTTTTTCTTCGTTAAGCTGGTACATGGCTTGAAGTTTTAGACGTTCTTTTTGCTTTTCAGTTATCATTATCTGTTTCCTTTATTTGAGTAATGGGGGCGCTTGGCCCCCTTTTTTATGGTTGGTAAAAAATAGGGCCACACGGCTCATCAAAAACTGCTTGAAACTTACGAAACACTTCCAGTGCATTTCTTGTTTCTTTTGTAAGCTCTCTCCCTTCTGTTATTTTTAAAAAATGATCCATTGCTTCGCTAACTTCGTTTTCACTAATCATTGCTTTCCCCATTTCTATCTTTCCATGCGCTTTCACCGTTTGGGAAATACATTTTCCCCCAAAGAACATTTTTTTTGGTTAGATATTCTTCAACAAGCCTTAAAATTTCAGCCGTGTTTTTTTTAGATACTTTACGCGCACGAGGTTTTTTGCCGTTCGATAAAAGACTCCCTTGAAAAACTCTGTAATTATCGCCGTAATGGTTTACTTCGCCTTTTAGATATTTCCAGCCAAAATAGGTTAAACCTTTAGCGTCTTGAAGATCGAATTTTACTGCTTGTATTTTACCATCATCAAAATCGCCAAAATCCCTGCCATCATAAATTCTAAGGAGTTTCATATTAATAATACTCCGCATAACCGTAAGATGAATCGCGCATTGACCACTCTTGAGCTTGATCTTCCAAGTGACGCATATAAGCAATTTCTCCATCTTCGTCTGGAACATAATCAGCAGCAGATGCTTCAAGATCAGCCAAAGCAGCTTTTGCTTTAACTAAACACTCAGCTACAGTTGGCGCTGAAACAGTCATATCAACACCATCAAAAGTTACTGTTGCCATTGGACCTTCGTTTGGAAAACTTGTTAAAGATCCGATTTCTGTCTCTGTAAGTTTTCCGTTATCAATAACAACTTCAAATAAGCTCCAAATTGGAACTCCTGCTGCTACTCTTACTGCTTTGTGTGCTACTTCCATTTTGTCTTCCTTTCTCATTGTTTCTTTCTATACAATAGAGATAAGGTTTCTTGCATAAATTACAAGGGTCAGAAGAAATTATTTTATTTTATGAATAAAAACAAAGTCTTGTGGGGCGTTAACCCCACAAGTTTATTATTAAGCAGCGCCTTCAGATCCGAAGATGCCACGCCAGTCGGTGAATCCAAAGCTGTAACGCTCACGCACTTTATAGCGCACGTTACCAGTTTCAAAATCGCCTTCCATACCTTTTTTCATAGGTGAGCGTTGGAACATTTTCAGCCCATCAGGAACATCAGTAGTTACAAACCACTGATCGTTGTCTGTCAGACGGCGCATCACATGCGAACCTTTTGGCAGATAGCCTCCAGATTTAATCGCGTTGATGTCGTTATCAGCAGTACCAGTGCGAAGTTGTGATTCCAACAGACGCTCTGCCACAAATACATAGGAAGTTGGTATAACCAACTGCGTACCCATTGCCGCAATGCGAAGTCCACGGTCATCTTTCATTTCAGAGATCTGTATAAGAACAGATTCAAGTGAAGTTTCAGATAAGTCAGCCGCTGTTACCAGCGTATTTGACTGGTTACCGTTTTGTGTTGGATGAGCTGTATTTAACAGGCTTACACCATCACCACCAGCAGTAGTAGTTGCTTGGTTTAAGACATTAGCAGCCTTTAGCTCCTTTGTGGAAGCCATAGAACGTGCAAGCGCCTTAGTGTAGCGAGAAGCGATTGAGCCATACTGGCCATCTTCTTCAGCTTCCTCAGTGATTGAGAATGCTAAAGCAATCGTTTCGTGCTGATAACGCGCAGTCCACTGTTGGGAAGCTGCATCATAAGATACCGCAGACCCTTCAGATTTTGTCGGCGCATTTCCAAATCCTGCGAGCAGGACATCTTCCTCAAACGCTTTTTGCGAAGTGTTTGATTCAAATACCGCTGTGTATTCCGCTGGATATGAGTCATATTCGAGTCCAAAGAGTGTGTTCAGACCCGGCTCAAGCATTTTTGCAAATGCTGCTCTATTCATTGCCATTGTTCATAAACTCCTTATATGCCAGCACTATCTTTAAGAAGATGCTCATTAATAAGCACTTCCATGACAGCGTTAGCCCCGAATGCATTTTCTGGAGAATCAACAAGTGCAACAATTTTACAAGAGGCTGCTCCTGCCGCCATTGTTCCACTTAATTCAAAACCAGATTGACCAGTCAATGTAGAACCAGCCCCAGCAACAACATCGCAACAATTGCCAATGTTGGTCTGAGCGGTAGTTCCAGCCGACTGTGCTTTAAACACTGTGTATGGACAATCATACACATATGCGATGATTTCAGTAGCTACTGTCCCTGAAGGCCAATATTCACTGTAAACATATGAACCGTCACTTGCTGTGTAAGAACACCCAGCAAAAACACCGATATTATTTACTTCCGTAGCCGTGTGTGGAGTAATAGTACCACCAGCAATGATAATAACCAAATCACCTGTAAAGATGTTTTCAGCTAAACCACTGGCAATAGTGTATTTGTTAGTACGAGGTGCATTACCGCTCATGTGACGAATTGGGACAAACCCGAAGGCTGCATCTGCATTTGCCATTTTTCGCTCCTTTTAGCGTTAATATTAGTCGCTCATGGCAGAAATAGATCTGCCGCGACTGGTTTGAGACTGCCTATCCTGTTGGATTGGTAGTCCAGTACGCCGTCCTAACGCATCAAGATCACCGACAACCGATTCGTTCTGTTCTGCATTTTTGCCTGAATAATAATCTTTCATAGATTTATGACGTTCTTCTGGCATTTCGCACAACAGCATTCCTTCGATGCCTATGCAACCTTCCCACTGTCCGTGATTAATAGTCGGAAACAACTTACTTTTCACATTATCAGCAGAGCGCGGTTCCCATCCTTCACGCATACGTTTGTATACGTTGTCTGGGGTGTCCTTACCCTGAATCGAGGTAGCGACCCACCTTTGAACATAGCCGGGACGTGCTTCGGGAGCGTCCAAAAGTGAAGGTGGTTTCCATGCAGTCATAGGACGAGATTCCTCATCACGCACAGAATTACGAGTTTGACTCGCACGAACATTTCTTTTCTCAGTCATTACTGGCTCCTTTGCTGACGCCGAATTTCGGCTTCATATTGTTTAAGACCTTTTTCATCATTGATGCCAAGTTCTCTAGCCATTCTGAGTTGTTCTTGCGACATTCGCACTCTATTGCCCTTGTAACTTGAAGAACCGCCTGTAGTTGGGGCGACTGGTGGTCTACTTTTTGTTCTTGTCGGTTTACTTGGACTTGATCCTGAAGATAACTCAGGAAAAACTTTTTGTAAACGATTGTTTAAAACATCATAATATTCGTCTGAGTTTTTGTCATAGCCTTCCAAGTCTAGCTGAACATCAATCGCTCTGGCTGCTGCGCTTTCGCGTTCATAGCCTGCTGCATTAAACCAGTTGTTTTGCTTCCACCAAGACATGGCCTTGGGAGGAGCTGGATTTTGAGCAGCTTGCTGCGCCCTGCCAACTGTAGGCGATGCAGCAGCACGTTGCTGATTTTGTTGTTTTTGCATTTCTGCAATACGCATGGCTGCTCTCATATCAGCCATTTGTTCTTGGAAGTTTACTTGCGCCTCTGTGTCACCTTCTTCCACAGCTTTTGTAAGAGCTGCTTTGGTTTGAGTATAACGCTGGTTAAACATTTGTTCAGCAGATTGCTGAGAGCCTTGCTCCAGTCTTTGAAGACGTTTTTCAAGTTGCTCATTTTTTTCTTCAAATTGTCTAGCTTTGAGTTCTGCCTCTCTTCTTTGACTAACAATTTTTTTGATACGCTTTTGGACTTTTGGTCCGAAATCGGTATCTTTTTCTGGGTCTGTGGCTTCTTCGGTGGCGCTTTCTTCTTTGACATCTTTCGCCTCTTCTGCTGCTTCTTGAGCTGGTTCGTCTACCAATTCAATTTCAAAATCATCAGGCTCACCTTTAGCTCTTTTGATTTCAGATTCTATTTCTTCAAGAATTTCTTCTTTTTCTGCCATTTGATTCACCCTACGTATGCGGCTATTTCGACGCCATCTGGCAAAATCGATGTTATTTCATCATCGTTTAACAGAAGGAACTTGACGCCTTTTACAACAATTTTCTGACCAGCATATTTGCCATAGGTCACGCGATCTCCAACACTGGGACACGTTTCTGATCGCCAACGCTTGCCTGTATCACGATCACGATACGCTAAGTCACCCATTGCACATACTGTGCCGTGGGCTGTCAGGTATTCCTCATTGTCTTTGGAGGTTTCTGGCAGGAGTATGCCGCCTGAAGTTTTCATTTTAACCTGATTGGGCTGAACCAAAACTTTCCAATTTAGGGGTATTGGCATTTGATGAGATCCAATTGTTGCATTGGTTTCTTCATCGGTATAAATTCTATCATGTTGATGAGACACGTTATACATCCTCTTCATTTATATTCTTAATTGTTTCGCGGATAATCTCAGATGCTTGCATTAAGCCTTCTGCGATCCCTACGTTTTTATGATATGCGTTGAAGTCGGAAACCCGACCATCAACCATACTTTCAGCTATTTCTAACCGTTTCTTTTCCAGATTTTTTCTGATCTGTTGGAGCAGATCGCTGACTGTCATGGTTTACACCTCCTGACATAGAAACGCCAGTGACGTAAACAGTTACGTCTTTTTTATCTGACATTAATAACCTCTTTTCTTCATTGGTTTTCTTTTAGCCATTGCCTTCTTCTTTACTACTTTCTTTTTATTTGGCTTCTTTTTTCCGTACATCATTTTGTTGCCTCCTTTAGACATTAGTGATGGAAAACTTGCTCTATTCATCGTAAATCTCATCGCCATATCTTTGATTGTTTAGATTAAAGATATTTGCAAACTTGTCACCTTTTATTGCTTCATCTGGATTTTGCAATCTTAATTGAGGTAGCATATCAAAAGATGATGGCAATGCTCCAGTTTTTTCTTTTGGAAGCATTTTATTAACAAACTTTCCAATTACAGGTGCATTTGCTGCTGCTCTGCCAAATTTTGAAAGAATAGATACACCAGCCACACCAAGCATTGGCGCATACATTGTAACAATGTCCATTTTTTTTCCATCGTAATAATCTTTTATGGCATTGGTGTTTGGATCTAATACAGCAGCTACTTTTAAAGCAAACGGCAATCTAGCCATAGCAAGATCAGTGGTGTTAGAAAAATTATCTGTTCTTTTTGTTTCTTCAAGTCTGTTATATGCATCGTAAGAATCCAATACACTTGGAGCCACCATAACATCAGCAAGACCCATATCTAAAAAACCTTGGCCCTGACCTCCTAGCAAGTTGCCAAACTTTCCTGTTGGTAATTTTTCTTCTAAGTATCCAACAAATTTATCTCTTGTAGGTGTCATGCTATTTTCAAAAGCCATTTCACCTGAAGGCACATCAGACCTAGACATATTAAATTTGTTTTGAAATTCCATTTCATCAGCCGCAGCCTGAGTTGGAATGTTTAATTGCCCATCTGTCCTATATGCTCCAGCCATTAAACTTGTCCTCCAGATAATTCATCAGCCAATATCTTTAATGTCTCTGAGAAGCCCTTATTAAGCTCTTTAGCAGCCATAGCAAACTTTCTGGGCGATATGTCCTCAGTAGTTAAACCACGCCTCTTGAGGAAGCTCTTGGCCGCTCTGATCTCTGCCTGCGCTACGCGCTTAACTGCCGCTCTAGCCACCTTCTTCTCCAACTTGACCTAATGCCCCAAGACTAGCACCACCAATAACACCAGCCGTTAAATTTGGCAAATTTTTCAATCTGGGATCAAACATTGCAGTTGGAACTCTTACTTTGCTTGGTTCTAGTTCAACTCTATGAGTTG